AGTAAATGGGGCCTTTCTTCCAAAATATATAAAGTGTATTAGTAGTTCAAAACACAGTAATCCATTCCGATAGACATAGTCAATTCAGTTGGATCTGAAGTAGACCAGTCATAGTTACCAAAAGTAGCTTCTTTAATGAAAGCACCTTTGATAATCCACTCACTTACAATATCGCCAACAGGACCTAAGATAGATAGGTTAAGGTCTTTCTTATAGAAGTCAGAGTAACCATCACGGCCTGTTACTGACTCATGGTGTAGACGAACCCACTCGATCACAGCTTGTTGGCCAGAAGGAGAGATTGGGTTATAAAGAGACAAAGTCATATCACGCCATTCAGCTTTACCTTTAATCTTACGGTAAACGTTGATGTGATCTAACTTGATCTCATTTAGAGTAACACCAGGAGCGTCTGCCTTCTTGATCATGTATGAAGGAATACCATCAATATACATGATAAAGCGGTTTGATACTGTAGGTTCAAACGCTGTGAACATTATTTCATTTGGATCCAATACTGGCATTGTATATGCGATTTAGTTTCTTACTATAAATATTCAATAACTAAATTATTGTTTTTCTTCTTCTTTATGCTTCTTCTCATTAAGGCTCTCTTCCATTTTCTTCATTTTCATTTCAAGCATATCTTTAGCCTTCTTCAATTCGTCCATTGTTCTTTCTTTCTTCTCAGCAATTCCTGTAGTTTGGCTAGCTTTAAAAGCTGCGCCTTTACTCTTTAGACAATTAACGATAAGACTGTCTCTATCAACTTTAGGATTAGACTTCTTTTCTTGGTTAGCGTCTTCAATACAAGCTTTAACTACTTCTTTAGGAGCATCAACTAGTGCTGGGTTATAGAAGATTTTATCAGAAGCGGCACGAAGTGTGTCTAAGATACCTTCTTCTACTTGTTGAGTTTCTTCAACTTTCTCTTTCTTCTCTTCCATCTTGTGCATGCCGTCTTTTGGTGTTTTCATTTTCTTTTCTTTGACAACCTCCATACCAGCACCAAGATTGTGCTTACCTTTCTTGGCTTCAGTTAGGGTCAATTGCTCTTTTACACTCTCGTATAAGTGAGCAGGAACTTTGATTCTGAGTACTGTATTATCGTTCATCGTAGGTTTGTTTTATATTATTGACCAAATGTTGCACCAGTTGGAAGAATGTTGAAGTCAAGTTGAATGAATTCAGCAGTCTTTGTTGGCTGTAGATAAATTGTACCAACTAATTGGTTACGATCTACTACATCTGGAGTGTTATTAGTTTCGTCCATTACAACTTGGAAGGCATATAGACCTTGACGTTGTTGTACAGACTCAAGATATGGGTTAACTTGGCTCAAGAATCTGTTACGAGTTACTTGTGTATTTGGCTCGAACACGATCTGCTCACCTAATTGACCAATATATGATTTAAGTGCGATTAATAGACGGCGTACATTTACACGATCAAGAGCAGACGGCTTCTGTTGAAGCGTCTTCTGACCATAGATAACTGTACCTACGCCTGGGAAAGTAGCGATTGGGTTAACCTTTCCTTGATAGAGGAGGTTACGATCATTTACGCCGATCTTTCTTTCTGGCTGAAGTACTGTAGATAGTGATCCACGGTTAAGACCTGCTGGGGCAAACCATTCTGCACTTACACGGTCGTTGTATTCGTAAACAGCTGGTACTAATGTAGAAGGTGGAACGAAGTTAACTTTACCAGTTTCACGGCTTCTTACTTGTACCCATGGCCAGTAAGTTGCACCATAGCTATTATCATAAGATATGGCTTCACTAATTACAGTGTTGATTTGTGCACCATAAGGAACCATGTCTATTACAGCGATATTATCACCACGACCTTGAGCTACAGCTAACATTGAAGATACTTGGCTAGGAGCATTCTGGCTATTCAAACCTGGCGCATATATAACATTGAAGTCGTAGGCATCAGTGTTCTCAAGAAGATTTATAGCGATGTTATAGTCTGAGTTGATAAGACCTTGAATATTGTTAGTAGCAGATGTAGCAGCGCTACTCTTAATACCTTCGAACATATTCAAAGGAGAGTTAGTTGTGTAGTTAGCTGTGATGAATCCTCCATAAGGAGCTCCAACAGCACCACCGAAAGCACCATTAGCAGCAGTATATACAGTAGAGCTAGATCCAGAACCGATTAGTGGCATTGAACCAGTATAAATGTTTTGAGCCACACCTACTTGGTTAAAGTAACCAGGAGTTGGTTGTTCTACAGATTTAACTCTTACATACAAGCTCTTGTTCTGATAAGAACCAGAAGTCTGTAAGTAATAATCTCCTGTAGAATCTTGGCGAACAGTTTGTACTTGATCACCAATTACATATGCAATATAGTTATTCTGATTAGGATCTAGAGAAAGATTGTTCCATGTTTCAAGGATAGTCTGACTATTGTTATAGTCATCACCACGACGGATAACAAGGCTAAATACACCAGAACCAGTGTCACAGCCAGTGATCTGCCAACGAATATTAGCAGAAGAACCAGAAGGAAGTGATCCTCTAGTTCCTAGGTTGTTACCTCCTACGTTGTTCATAATAGTACCTACAGACAAAGTCTCTAGGGTGAATGAACCTGTTCCGTTAATACCTACAACAGAAGCTGTAGCTGATGTATACCCAGATAAAGTCGGTCCTCCAGAACCAGAAGCAACTCTTGTAACAAGAAGAGATTCTCCACCTTGTTCAAAATAGTTAAGAGCAGCAATAGAAGTTAGATATTCGTAGTTAGTACCACCAGACACGAAAGCAGCACCAAACAAAGCTTTGTACTGCGAGTAAGATGTTACTAATGTTGGAATATTAACTGGACCAATTACTGTAGGTCCTAATAGAGCAGCGCCTGCTGCAACTGGACCTGCTGTTATCTGGGATAGATCGTTTTCTTGTAAGAAAACTCCTGGGCTTAAAAGTGTTTCGGCCATTTATATGATTTTTATCTAGTAATAAATATCGAAACTTTTTTGAAACACTTTATTGAAATTCTCCTGTCTCAATATTTATGGAGACGTTTCCGTATTTCTCTTTAAGCTCGTCTAAAATTTTGGATTCTCTTTGCTTGATATCGACAACTTTCTTTTTTTGTTCGTCAATCAAAAGTTCCAAAGTCATCTTTTGATAACCTAATTCGCCTAAAGCAGATGCTACTTCTAAAGCGTCTCTTTTAATGAGTTGAACTAGTTGTAGTTCTGTGTCTGTTAGTTTTCCCATAACTCTAATCGATTATAAATATGTAAAATGGCCCTCGTTTTATAAAGGGCCATTATTGTTTATATTAAAAAAACAAAATTACTCTTTTGTGGCTTTCTTCTTAGTTGTCTTTTTTGCTTTAGTAACAACTTCTTTTACCTCAGCTACTTTCTCTTCAAGTACGTCTGGGATGTTATTACCGTCTTTGTCAGCAATTTTACCTTTCTTCATTAGAACAACTATAACAGCAATGGCTACTACAGTTAAAATAAGGATTAGTTTCATGATTAGCTTGTTTATTTATAAATATACAAAAATCTAGCAAAAGTTACTCTTTTCTAAGACCATACTTGATCCACCTATACCAAATCCTTTCATGGATATAATATTGTATAGGCTTGTAGACTAACTCTGCTACTCCAAAAGCAGCTCCTACTTTAACAGATCCTGATACTGCCCACATAATCAAGAAGCCAATTAAGGTGCTAATGATCCTATAGCTAATGGTTTTGGCAATGTGCCTCTTTCTTTGGACTATCATAGTTTACCTTCTAGTTTCATTTGTTCACGAATCTTGGTGGCTGATATTTGCTCTATCTCTTCTGGTGGTACATGTTCAATAACATCATAGCCAACGCCTCGGCCAATATTAATTGATTCAATATCAGGTATAACTTCTATTCTTACCATTCCTGATTGAACTAGGTACTTGAGTTCCTCTCTTAAGTTTACTAGTACTTCATAAGCAGTCCAAGGGTTCTTACTGTCTGGTTCTACGTCTCTAATACAGAGCAAAACTTTCTTGCCTTCTTCTAATGCCTGGTCAATTAGCCAACGATGACCTTTATGCCAAGGCTGCCAACGGCCGATAAACATTGCATATTTTCCAGACTTACTTTGTGCTTTCGCTAGGTAGTTCTTCATGTATATAAACTTTAATTAGGTCAATACATTGATTGATCGTAAGATCAGATGTATTCAAATGTAAGACTTGCTCACCAATTGGCTCTTCAAAATCTTTTAAGTGATAAGATTCACGGCCTCTTTCTCCTTGATAGGTAAGATAAATCCACTTAACATCTTCAGTTAGACTGTTTAAATGTTCTCTTGCCTCTTTAAAAGGATAGACTAGAGACAAGATAATATCATCTCCTGATATGCTGTGCATGTAGTGGGCTACATCAGAAGCACGATTCAAGTTTTTAATCCTGCCTTCTCTAGAATAGTCGTTGTTCTTGAATATACGACGAAGCTCATCTCCATCTATATTATAACCACGATCTTCTGTTAGTCTTTTAGCGAGTGTTGACTTGCCTGAATTAGGCTGTCCAAATAGTACTATAATCATTTTACGATTGTATGTTTGATTCAAAATTTTTATTCTGGATGATGGTATTAAAAGGCATCATCTTTCTTACATTATACTTTCCACTGGTATTATAATTGTAACTCATGTGGTATAATATCTTTGCATAAAAGTTATCTACTTCCATTCCAGAGCAAGGCATCATAACGTAAGCTTCTTCTATAAGCTTTCTATTCATAGCATAAGCGTGCGCACATATTATTTGACCATTAAAATGATGTTCTTCCATTCCTCCAAAATAAACCATATCCCAATTGCTAAGAATATCTTGATTCATGTTAAGGATCTTGTTTGGGTCATCTAGCATAATCGCATCATCTTCAAATACTATTATTCTCTGGTAGTTTCTTTCTATGGCGATCTCCATAGCTCTATGATGTGCACTTCTACAGCCCATTCCTCCCAAAATATATTTTCTAGTTAGCCTGTCCGTATTAAAGTTTCTCCAGTGAATCTTATCAGAAATTTCATCAAACACAATACCTGAAACTCTTTCGTAGTTACTAATATTGTACTTCTTGAACTGCTGAATCATCGACTCATTTCTATCAATGTCTTTGTCTAAGTTTAAATAAAATACTTTGTCAAAGTAGCTATCAATCGTATACACTGTTTCTTAATTTACTTTTTATACCCAAATATATCAAAAAACCATTGGTAATTATTGTAGATCCATTCACAAGTATAATCACCTAGAATCTCTCTAGAATCATCAGGGAGCATACCTAACTTGTTTCTTATTGTATGATCTCCATAGATACCATGAACAGTATCGTCTTCGACTGTTATTTGAGGTATATAATTATAATCGTGTTGGAAATAAGGAACTTCTAAATACTGATAGATACGTTTTAATTGAGCTTCTGGGTTTGTACACAGATCTTCATATCTAATGAATAAAAAGTTGTCTGCTGTTTTATCTATGAAAGACTGATATAATTTAGGTAGTGCGTGACCTATAGGATGAGATACTGACCACTTCTCTACTCTTGATTGAGTAGTTAAACCAGTCAAATTTATATTGTCAACAGTTCCATCTTCAACATCTGGGTTAGCTCTAAACTTTTTTTCCATGGAAGCAAACACACATCTTAAGTCTCTGACCATAAATAAGATCTTAGGTCTATCAAACATATTTGTAAGTAAAGGATATGATGCTACCCAGTTTCTGTTCTTATCTATGATAAAAGGCTTGTTTGTTAAATTACTAACATAAGCTTCTAACCCTGCTTTACAAAAAGCATAGAAGCCTTTTTTCCACATTTCTTTGTCGCCCGCTTTTGCTTCTTGATTTTGATTATAACCAATTCTTGTACCAAGCATTAGATCGATCATACCAGAAGTAGGTGTAACATGAAATGCTGGGTTTTGCCCCATTAAGTTTTGTAGTAGGGTAGATCCGGCTCTAGGTAATGAACTCTGATAAAATATTGTTTGTTTCATGATTAGATCTTGTTTATCACATTTGCATCAAACATTTCATTTACATTAATGTAAGGACACTCGTGTAATACTCCATCTAGGTTATAATCAAACAAGTAGGCATCAATTAGTTTAGTGCCTCCTTTTGGTGGATTTGCAACAATATTATTATGTAGCTTATAACCAAATACTTTTGGAGATGTTCCTACCCATAGTACAGTTGATGGCAAGTTAAATGCAGCAGCGGCGTGTTGTAGAGATGAATCAATCAATACACGCTTTTGTGCATTAATCAATATAGCAAACAACTCCATGTTTGTCATAGGTTGATCTATCACTTCTACATCTGCAAGCTTTTGTGAATCTGGCCTAGTTACCTGGAATATATGATACTGATCTTTATACTTGTTTACGATTGATTGGGCTAGCTCAAATGGAATATCTCTACACCAACTATAGCCATATTTTTGTCCTG